GACAACAGCTTCACATTTGGGGATGGATATTCAGAACGAGAGAATAATGCCATGAACCCGGAAAGTAATAACCAACCCAATACACAAGGAAAATCAATGCTAGACCAGAAAGCTATTGAGAGTAAACCCTTTGCGGATTATACCGACTTTGCTGCCTGTGTGGGAGCGAATAAAGATAAAAAGGACCCCGAGGCATACTGTGCAACCATTGAAAGAAACACAGAAGGCAAATCACTACGAGGCCCGCCAGAGAAACCAACTCCCGACCCGGATGCAGAAGAAGACGAAAACTCTGACGAAGAAGATGATGCCAAAAAAAAAGAAAGCAAAGCATTATCAGCAAACCCAAACAATAACCCATTACTTCTAAATGAAGGCGAAAGTCCAGTAGAATACACTAGACTAGAAAAAGCCATTAATTATGTCATGAAGAATAATGAGAAGATCATAAAGGATCTAATATCCAAAGAGCTGGGCCAGAATAAGATGCTGAACATTAAAGCAGAAGGAAAAGACCTGAATGCAATAATCACTAAGATTAAGAGCATCCTGGGCATAGGAGCATTAAAGAGCATCACTCAGGCAATCATTAAAAATAACTATATGAAAGGTTGGGATGCTGCAGAGAAAGACTTGAACATGAACATGATCCCAGACATGAACGCAATAGATTATATCCAAAGATACACATTCGATAATATAAAAGGAATGAATGACGATGTGTTAGAGAAATTAAGGCAAGTGTTGCAAAGAGGAGTTATGGACGGTTCAGGGGTAGACAAACTCAAAAGTGAGATTACTAAGGTGTTCGATGTGGGCCAAGTTAGGACCGAAGCAATAGCTCGGACCGAAACAAACAGAGCCGCAAATGTAGGCAGATTGCATGGATATATGAAAAGCGGAACAAAAGGAGTGAAGGTATGGTCCACTCATTTCGATAATAGAACCAGTGATATATGCAAGAGAATGGACGGCCAGGTAAAAGAGCTAGATGAGCAATTCATAGACCCAAAAGGCAAGTTCGAAGGAATGACCCCTCCGGCACACGTCATGTGTAGGTCGTCGTGGATTTTTAAGCCTGAAGAATAGAAACTTTTTTAAAGCACAAGTTAATAGTAGAAGTATGATAACTAAATGTGCATTTTGTGGAAAAGAAATTGATAGAATACCATCAAGAGCATTAAAAAAACACTGTTTCTGCTGCACAAGTCACCAGATGAAATATGAATATAAAATGGGGAGTAGGATAGGTTCTGACATAACAAAAAAAGCACATCAAATATTAAGAGAAAAAGGTCATTACAAAAGAGATAATTCTTATTTAAGCAATCCAAATCGCATAAGTGAGGAAGCTAAGAAAAAACTTTCTGAAGATCGTAAAGGAGAAGGTAATCCTATGTATGGAGCAAAGCCCTGGAACAAATTAACTCCAACAAAAAAGTGGTGGGAAGAAAAAGAATTTGTTAATCTTAGAAAAGTATGCTTGAAAAGAGACAATTTTAAATGTGTTGATTGTGGAGTTTCTCAAAAAGAAAAAGATTTGTATTGTGATCATGTAATACCATATAGAGTATGTCAAGAACATAAGTTGAATAATCTACAAAGTCTTTGCGGGAGTTGTCATAGTAAAAAAACAGTGCGTGATTTTCATAAATATAAAGAATTCTATAAAAATAAGTTGCCAATTAAATAAGGCTTCATTAATGCTCAACCCTAAAAAACTTTAAATATTAATTTGATTTCTAATTAAAGTTATGGTAAATCCCAATCCAAACCAGAGTTTCATATTCTATTCAGACAAGTTAAATTTCAAATCAGTCGATACCGGTAAGGGCAAAGAATACTTCGTAGAGGGTTATATCTCGACAGGCGACATGGACCTGGTAAACGACATCGTAACTAAAAACTGCATGGACAGTATGGAGAACCAATTTGATGGAAGATCAATCAAACTAGACTTCGAGCACGAGACATTCAGAGGCAAAGGTGCCTTGGACACAGAAGCCAACAAGACCAGACTCCCACTCGGCAAAGCAATAGGCAAGAGTCGGGATGATAAAGGTGTGAATATTAAATGGCAGATGAATCCTACTTGGAAGAAATTCGATGAAAAAGGCAATGTTGTAATGACATTCAAAGATATATGGACAAATATAGAAAGCGGAATGTATGATGCGTTCAGTATTGCATATTTACCAACCAGAATAACAAATATAAACAGAGAAGGCAAAAGCATAAGACTTCTGGACAATGTAAATTTATTGAATGTAGCCTTAACTGGCAACCCAATAAATCCAGCCGCAACAATGACCGCAGTAATGGCCAAAAGTCTAGAATTCATGAAAGATCAAGAAGGAGATGACATAAACATGAACGCAGTAGAAATCAAGAATATAAAAGAAAAAAAATCATATAAAGATGATGGTAAGCATGTTCACACTACTGAAGTTCCAATGGGTGAACACAATCATCCAGAGATAGAATCTGAGATAAGTAGATTATGGGAACGAATCTATGAACTGAATGATGATATGTATAAAGCAACAAATAATGAAGAACCGCTTATTAAATCAAAAAACACACAATTATCAGGCAAGAATGCCGATAAAGAAAATATGGGGTGCAAACCAATGGAAGAAGAAGTAGCACCTGAAGCTAAAGCTCAAGCCCCGGTCTCCCCAGTGGAACCAGGGCAAAAGCCAATAGTGAAAGGAGCAGAAGAAACAGAACCAGAAGCAAAGAGCATGACTCTAATGGAACTGAAATCAATAGTCGAAACCTTAACAAAAGATGTAGACGAATTAAAAAAAGAAAATGCAGACTTGAAGGCTATTGTTGAAAAACCAATGCAAAAGTCAAAAGGTGCAGAGAACAAAGAAATCAAAGGCAATGTGGCATCAGAAATGATAGGCCCATTAGATATGATCTAGAGGTATAAAGAAAATGTTAATCAATTGGGAAGCCGGATATAAATCTAGTTTTGGAGCTCTCCCTCATGGTACACGATATGTCGATCCATGGGTATCAGGATTTAATCTTGAAGAGCAAAAAGCTGGAGCAGAACAGAAGAGCTTTGATTATAGACCAAAACTGAAATCCATCATGGAAGTCGGTATGAAGTCCATCATGACAAAAGCTCTAACACCAACCACAGGAGGATCAGGAACTACAGGATATGCACTTGTGCCTATTTATGTCGATCCTAGAATCGTAGATCAATCCAGGAAGTGGACACCACTTGTTGAAATGATCCCAAGAGTTACAAACTTCGGATTAACTGCTGATTATAACATCATCACAGCCAAAGGTGGAGGCTACACTGCTAACGCAGACGCAGCACTGCCAGAGACAGATGATACCTATGATAGGCAATCAAAATCCATCAAGTTTTTATACGCAGTAGGAAGAGTCCTAGGGCCAATGCAATCAGCAATGCCAAGCTATATGTTAGAAGGATTCAACCCAACAGGCAATGGAATGGGCGAAGGTTCATTCGGAAATGTTGGAGCTCCTAACGCAAAGCAGACTGAAGTTCTGATTAAAGCCAGAGCATTGAAGGAGCTAGAGGAGAACTTGATAATCAACGGAAATTCCTCAACTGACGCAACTCAGTATGATGGAATTGTCGCATTACAGAGTACAACCAATCAGAATGATTTAACTGCATCTGCATTGACATGGGATGATGTCGAAGAGACTATCCAGTCAGCATTCGATGACAGTGGAAGACCAAAACTGGCAGTAGCAAGCTCAAGTGTCGTAACTGATTTAAGAAAAATCATGATCGATACATTCAACTTCAGGCCAAGTGACCTGGTTGCAGGAGCAACACTACCATTCGGTGTACCACCACAACTTGTACTTCAAACTATGTGTGGGCCAATCCCAGTGATTCCTTCACAGTTTTTGAGCAATGTGACCGGAGCAAAGCAAATCTTCTTCCTAGACACAGACTACATTGAAATGAGAGTCTTGCAGGATATGACATACGAAGATTTGGCCAAAACCAACGACAGCAGCAAGTTCATGCTGAAAATCTATGCATGCCTGATTATGCGAGCACCTAGCTTCAACAGCTTCATAGATAACATCTTGTGAGGAAATAAAAATGGGACTATTAGTTGAAGGAACCGATTATGAAATCACAGGTGTGCAGCGTGGAGATGTTTATAACGAAATAGTTATAAAAACAATCAACACTGTGGACACTGGTGACACAATCGTAGTTGACATGACGAAGTATGGAATCAATGCAACAGGATTGATGGGAGTTCGAGGAGATGTGCAGACAACTGCAAATTCTATAGTTGCCCAAGCAGACCCAACAACCTCAGTATCATCCGGCACAATTACATTGACTCTAACATCAGGAACAGACAAGCAAAACACCTTTATAATTAGAGGATTTGCTGTACCAAACCTTGGAGCTGCTGTTTAAGATGGCACTTGTAGAAGGCACAGATTATGAGATCACTGGAGTTCAACGAGGAGATGTCTACAACACAATTGTAATCAAAACGATCAACACTGTTGATACAGGAGACGAAATTGATGTGGACTTGACAAAGTACGGAATCAGTGCAACAGGACTGATGGGAGTTCGAGGCGATGTGCAAACCACAGAGAACAGCGAGGTAGCACAATCAGACCCAACAACTTCAGTCACGACTGGCACAGTTACTTTGACTCTAACCGGAGCAACCAATAATCAGACTACAATCCTTGTGAGAGGATTTGCAGTACCAAACCTAGGTTCATCAGTTTGAACCAGGTAACTTTTTTTATTTTTTAAATTAAGTGTCAGCTTGGAGTGGCACGCCATAAGGCAAAGACCCCAAGGGAGACAAACAAATGCCAAGATTAGGACATATATCAGGGGATGTAAAAGGAGATTTACAATTTTTAGGTCAATGCACTTTCACTCAAGGACTCATGGGAGTCTCTAATGGTGGAAAAATCTATTATGTTGACAGTTCAAAATCAGTATCAGGAGTAGGAACCACATGGGAAAAAGCATTCATTACGATTGCAGAAGCAGTTGCAAAATCACTTGCAATGGGTGGGGTTTATGATACCATTTTTGTAAAGGGAAATGAGACTACAGAAGTTTCAGATTATGCAGAATCAGTGACTGTTACAGTTGCACAAGTAGGATTGAGGATCATTGGAGTTGGAAACAGCCCAGAAGGAGTCCTGTGGACAGTCGGAACTGCAGAAGGGAGTATTTTAACAGTCGCAGCAAAAGACTGTTATGTAACAGGATTCAGATTCAGACCAAATGGTGCAACATCTGGAAAAGCAATCGACCTGGCATCAACAGCAATTGGATTCACTGTTGAAAACTGTATCTTTAGAAGTACAGTTGAAACTGCAGCTTATGGAATTTACATGGAGAGCACAGCAGATGTGACCATTTATAATAATGTGTTCACAAGCCTAGCAACAGCAATCTATGGAAATGCAAGCGTGAAGACTGTATATAGATGTAGGATTCTGAACAACCTATTTGATGACAAGATAGACACTGCAGGAATTAACATGACTGCAAGAGCTTGTTTAATCAAAGGTAACGACTTCACATCCGATACAACTCTGTTGATTGATACCTACAAGAATAGTGTAGGAGAAATGAACATTGTGACAGGCAATACTCTGCCAGTAACAGCATACGAAACCAACTGCACAGGGGCTCCAACAGATAACTGGTTAGGAAACTTCTGTAATGATGTAGGAAGTTCATTAGTTGGTGACAATGGGATAACAATAGGCATTCCAACATCTTAAACATTTTTATTTTTTTCCTCTTTTGAGGACCAACCAACCCATAATAACAGGGTCAAAATAACGAGGTAATTCAAATGATGAAACAAACTCAATACAAACTCCAGAACACAATAGCCACAGGGGCAACTACTGGACAGACATTCTCAACAAAGCCAATCAGAGGCACAATAGTAGCAATTTATATACAATTCACAAATACCACTCCAGGAAGTTCATCAGACAGGGATGTTAATATTTATGAAATGAACCCTTTTGATGATGATGACAAAGCCGATGCATTGCAAGAAATTCTAAACATTGGCACATTAGGAGCAGCTCCTGCAGATGACAATGGTGTTTATTATCCAAGGCGAGCAGCCCAGGACATCACAGGAACAAATCTAGTATTCATAGCATCCGGAGAGATCATCCCAGTGCGGTTTGAAGTATTTGGCCACAAGTTGCTATTAGACATCACTGCTGCAGCAGCAGGAGACATCACAACTGCCTATGTAGTAGTAGAGGAGTTCTGATGAAATTTATAAACAATACAATTAAAAGCATTAAGATCAGAACAGGGGATCTTAATTCAGGTTATGAATGGCCAACAGTCAGACCAGGCCAAATAATCGATATTCCTAAACATATTGGAGAAGCATATGAACTCGAACCATACAAACACAAACCGACAGCAGAGGATCAACCAAATGCTGAAGGAAGCCATGAAGGATCAAGGGAAGAGTACCTTGCAAGACTTGTGGCAATTAATGGTGTTGGCAGGAAAACAGCTGATCAAGTATTTAAGAAATATACTACGATTGAATCATTAACAAAAGCAATAGCAGCAGGAAAAGAGATTCACACAAGAGACGATGTGGATGCAAAAATCAAAGAAGAATTCAGATAAGATGGCAATATTAAAAAGTGACGGAAACGGAGGGTACAACATCCAAAAGGACACAATGGCATTAATTATGATGACTGTGGCTTTATTAAGCAGTGTAGCCTCGGTAGTCGCATACGGAGCCACAATCCGGTCAGATGTTAACTGGTTAAAAGAAGAATACCAGGAAGCAGGGCCAAGACATACCGGAACCATCGAGATCATTGAAGAAAGGCTTGATGGATTTGATAATCACATATCAGGGTCAGAAGTACTATTAAACACAATGCTAGATGACATTAAAGAGATCAAATCAGATGTGAAGGGGTTAATATCAAAATGACATTTATAACTGCAGACGATGTGAGAAGGGCCAGTGGAGCACCAGCAAGTCTAATAACAGATGCACTAATAAATGAAGCAATCACTATCATAGAAGATGAGATGAAAAGATGGATGAACTCCGCATTCGTACCGACTCAAAGGATTGAGCACCGGAATGGAAACAGTCTGCCTAGAATGTTCACAATGAAGAATCCACTATTGGCAGTAAGGGCATTAACGATCAATGACAGCACTAGCATAACCCCAGCGTATTTATATATAGAAAAGCAAAGCGGTAAGATCACATTATCTAAAGACGCCGAATCAGGCACATTCACAGACGGAACCAGTAATACATTCATAAAATACTTGTATGGACTAATGGAAGAAAGCACAACTAACACAACCAGCACCGCAGACACAACCGCAGGATCATCAGTAAGCATGACAGTATCCAGCATTACCGGCCTGGCAGATGGAGATTGGTTGGAAATATACGGAATGGACGGTAAGCGAGAAGTAGCCCAAATAAGTGGCGATCCAGCAACCGGAGCAATAGTCTTGGACCAGTTAGTTTATAGCCACGAATCAGGCAGTATAGTAGTAAAACTCCAAATTCCTTATTATATTAAAAGATTCATGGAAATAGAAGCTGCGATTTATGTGGCTGTTTATGCAATCGGCGGAACATACACATTCAATACCAGCTATTCATTAGGTGAACTAAGTGTTAATAAAGGTGAACCGTACCCACAATGGCGAGAGGTAATCCAGAGAATGATCAATGAACGAAAAATGAGAAAGGCTACAATAAGAATAAGGCCTTCAATATTGGTGGACTAAAATGACATGGGACGATACAAAAGTAGCAAAAGACGACTTTCCATCAGCAGATTGGAATGCAATGGTCACAGATCAGAAAACCCGAGGTGTGCTTAATGCCTTGGAAGAGTTTGCAGGATCGGACTGTACAGGCTTAGACGCAGCCACAGGCCGAGTATTAACACTTAGCAATACAAGTTTAACTAAACACAACGATGTCTTCGTAGAAGGGCTTTTAATTAGCCCTAGCAAGATCACAATAAGTCATAAATCAGCAAGCTCAACGGTAACATTTACAAGTATCCAGATATATGATACTGACGAAATAGTAGTGAGGGAATGGACATGAAAATATTAAAATTAATAGGACTAATAATTATATTATGTATAATGTCAGCCGGAGTAATAGCCGACATGAACATGCGAGAAGATCTAAACATGAAGGATCATGCAGTAAAGAACTTAAGGAACATATCCGGGTTTACAGTTCTAGGCAATATCGTCAGCGATAGCCAGAACGCAACAGGATTCAATTATATTGAAGGCAGCACAATATCAGACGGAACAGCAACACTAACATCGGGAAGTGCAACCGGATTAATAGCTGTAAACTCTACTGAATTATATCAAAATGGAAATATTGTTCTGGACAGTTCAGACGAATCTTCTTTAAATGTAAACAGCTCCAATAGTACAACCTTTTGGTCTTCGGTTAGCTCTTTCATTGCTAAATGGTTTTATGACGATTCTAATGTCCTCACGCTTAATGAGACGCATTTAAATACAACAATCCAGAGTATAGCTAATTCAACTTATAGTGCTGGAACTGCTCTAACCTTAACAGGCACAACGTTTGCAGTAACAAATGATGCTATCGGAGATACACAACTTGAATATAACACAGGTCAAGGATTAACTACATCGGATTCACCAACTCACGCAGGTGAAACATTAACAGATGATTTAAATATGAGTGGTCATAGAATCATAGCTGAAAATAGAAGTGGAGAACTAGTTATTACTATTTGCGATTCAGCACAATGTGATTACCAAGTTTCAAGTGAACCTGATGATATTATTACTCAATTAAATTTAGCACTAACCGAAAGACCTAATGAAACAATATTAATTAAAAATGGCTTGTATTATGTTAATAATTCTCAGATTAATATTTATGCAAATAATACGAAAATAATGGGAGAGAATAGGGGTTCTACAATTATTAAAACAGTTGATTTTGTGGGTTATAATGATAGTAGTTTTTATCAAATATTAAGAATACACGGAAATAACAATGAGTTTACAGGCTTTACTATTGATGGAAATACTGCAAATAATAATGCAAGTCCTGAAATAATGGGAATTTATAATTTTGGTGATTATAACAGTTTTCACGATTTAAACCTTTACAATATTAGGGATGGTATTGTTTTAGATAGAGCAAGTTATAATCAAGTTACTAATAATTTTTTTAAGAATACAGTTGAATATGCTACAAATGTAAGAAATCTTTGCACTTATAATACTTTATCTGGAAATACTTACAATGGTTGTGATGGGAGTTTTAGTGATGGAACTTGGACGGATAGAAAATGTATTCAACTTGATACTTCTTATAACACTCTTGTAACTAATAATAACATTGTTACTTCAAGATTTGGAATATATTTAGAAGGTGTAAATGGAAGAACATTAATATCAAATAATATTATTAGGGGAGTAGAAACAGGAATATATACTGGTTCTGGAACAGAATTAACCATAACCAATAATCTTATTTATGGCTTTAATAATACTGGAATAAGCTCACAAGCAATTAATTCATTAATTGGAATGAATCTAATTATAGGAGAAGGAAGTTATGGATTAAATGTTTTCGGTAGTGGTTATAATTCTACTTATTTTATGAATGATTTAACACAAGATAATAGTTCAATCACATATACTACATTGGTAGGAAATAGTTTTCCTTTAACAGAATATAATCC